GAGGTGAGGATCACGTAGTCGCCGTTGGCCAGGCCATGGCCCGCCGCGGTGCACACGGCCTGCACGGCGTTGGAAATGGCGGTGACGTTGATGGCGGCCCCGGTGCCGCTGGCGATGTGAATCGTGGAGCCATTCGGGAGCGAGACGCTCATGGTGCTTTCCTTCTGTGGGTTTGGCGGGGTGACTGGTCCCGCCAAACGGCGGGCACAAAAAAGCCGCCTCGCGGGCGGCTCGGTTGCTCAAGGGTCCGGCGTGTACCAGATCCCGTAATCGGTTCGGTTTCCGTAGATGTTCAGCATGTCCTCGTGAAGCGAGACCGGCGCGCCGTACGTGGTGCCATTCAGCGTGCCCTCGACGATCGCGATCCGCACCTTACGCGCGATCTCGCTCGCCTGCAGACGAGTCTCGGCCCACACGTGCACGCGCATGCGCGCGTGGTCCTTGTCGGCGACCTTGCCCTCGACGAATTCCACGACATCGCCGCCGACCTGCTGGTACACGATCAGCGGGTACTTCGGTTCGTCCGGCGTCACGTCCGGGTACACGCGATTAGCCACCAGCGGGCTGAGCAGCGATCGCAAGGAAGTTTCGAGGCTCATTCAATGTCCTCGGACGAAGCGCCGGCGAGCAGCTCGGGCAGGCGCTGACGGCCGCGATCGATCATGGCGCGCAGCGATCGCTGACTGGCGTTGTGATACGCAGGGGTGAGGAACGGTTTGCCGGCAACCCATTTTGGCTTGCGCAGCTTCCCTGGCGGAACGTGATCTTCCGACCCCTTCCCCTTTTTCAGGCCAGGTCGAAGACTCTTCTGCGGATGCCCATTGACGATCTTGTTGTATCGCCAGTGCCCGAACTCAACGAGGTGGCCGTGCGGCGCCACCTTCGCGTTCCACGAGACCGAGTACACGATCTTAGCCTCGTTGGAACGCTGCGCTTTGTACGCAAGGTAGATCGCGGAGCGGAGCCGGCCACTTTCGACGGGCGCCTGCAGCTTCGCCTCGTCGCGCAGCACCTTGCCCCCCGCGACCGCCATCGATCGCGAGAGGCTCTCACGCAATTTCGGGTCGGCGAGCTTGACCAAGCCAGCGAGCCAGCCACTTGCGTCGAAGGACGATCCATCAGCCATCGTTGCCACCCTGCTCGCAAACCAGGTCGGTCCACTCGCGGCCCGCGTAGTCCATGCGAACCTGCTTGATGTCAAACGGCGTGCCGTTAAGCACGACACGCATGCCCGCATCGATGCCTTCTCGATAGCGGATGCGCAAGCTGTAGCTGTTCACCGATGCGGCGACGTTGTCCTGCGGACTGGTCTGCCGGATCGACGCCATCCCGGTGGCGCCCTTCACGTTCGCCCACACTTCGGCGACGGGCGTCGGATCCCAGCCCTCGTGCGGCTGGCCAGCGGCGTCCTCGCCCGCGAGCCGGCGTTCGATGCGGATAAGACGGTTGAGCGACCCCGCGCGCAGACTCACGGCATCATGACCCGGCGGTAGGGGCGCAACAGCGTGCGCGCACCGAGCGGGATCTCCGCCACGCTCGCACCGACTACGACATCCTCGCGATTGGCGAACAGGTGCCCGAACGTGAGGAGGATCGCGGAGACGACGCTGTCATTGACGACCATGCCATGCAGCGCCTTCGCGGCTTCGGCCTTCGCCTCCGCGAACTGCACCGCTGCCAGTTCGAGCGCGGCGACCTGCTCAGCCTCGTCGACCAGCGCTGCGGCCGCCGCGACTGCCGCGTCATAGACTGCCTTTGCGTCACCCATGTCGGGGGCGTACGTCCCGCGCACGGCGTCCAGCGCTTCCTGCGACTCGTACACGCGCCGGTTGAGGTACGCCTGCGCGGCATCCTCGGCGCCCTTCAGCGCAGGCTGGATCTGCGCCTCGGGAAAATCCGCGCCCTCGCGAACGTGAGCGCGCGCCTGGTCGAGTGTGACGAGCGGCATCGGTCAGTCCTTCTTGCCTTCGGCGAGTGCCGCGCGGAGCTTGGCAACGCCCCACTGCTTGACGTAACCGATGCCGGCGGCTTCCAGCTGCGCACGCAGCGCGGCCTTCTCGTCGCCCGCACCGGCTCCCGCTTCTTCCTTGTCGTCGCGGTCGTCGTCGCCTTCGCCGTCGTCGGTGTCGGTGCCGCCCGACTCGTCCTCGATTGCGCCCAGGCTCTCGGCGCCGGCGACCAGCTCCGGCGGGCATTCGTCGCCGGCGGCGAACTCGGTCGGGTAGATCTCGCCGTCGCGCACGCCGTGGAATGGCTTCGTGAACTTCCTCATGGATCCTCCAGGGAGGCGGCGGCCGAAGCCGCCACCTCGTTCGGGTAGTCCTCAGCGGACAGCGATTAGGCCGAGATCTTCAGCGCGCGCATCGGCTCGGGGTTGTGCACGCCGCCACCCACGCGCTTCGTCGTGTAGAACTGGACGTAGGGCTTGTTGGTGAACGGATCGCGCAGCACGCGCACGCCCACGCGGTCGTAAACCGTGTAGGTCTGCTTGAAGTCGCCGAACAGCGCGGCGATTGCATTGGCGGCCACGTCCGGGATCGCCGCCACTTCCTTGATGGCGAAGCCGGCCAGCGTCGCCGGCTGACCCGCGACATACGACGGCTGCCACAGGTAATTGCCGTCGCCGTCCTTCAGCTTCCGGATCGCACCCTGCGTCTTGCGATTCATCGTGAACTTCGCGTTCGCGGTGAACGCCGACGGCAAGTCGTAGATCAGATCGATGATGCCGTCCGCGGTGATCGCCGCCGCCGCGCCGCTGTTCACTACCTTGATCGCACCGAACGGGTGCTTGGCCGCGTTGGCCGCACCGGTGACGTAGGTCAGGATACCAAAGGGCTTGTTCGCGCCGTCGCCGGCGAAGAACGCGGAGCCTTCCTGCTTGGCGAACTCCAGCTCCACCTCGCCGGCCAGCCAGGCTTCCAAGTCGATCTCGGAGTCGTCGAGGATCTGCTGCGTGGCGGCTGGGTTGGCGTAGATTTCGCCCCAGCCGAAGCCGAGGGACGCGAAGGTGCCGGTGTTGGTGCCCGGACGCGCGGCGGCTTCACCGACCCAGCCCGAGGACGTGCCACCCAGGTTGAACAGCTTGGTGAGGCCGGCGCCCGAGACACGCTGCACGGTGGCCAGCTCGCGCATGTCCGAAAGCACGGTCAGCTTGTTGGTGATGGTGCGGTCCCACTCGACCGGAGCGAGGTAGCCGCCCTCGGCGTCGGCGCCCTTGTTCAGCGCGGCGCTCACCGCGCCCCTGCTGAAGTGTGCACGGAACGATTCGGAGTACTCGGCGTCGGCCAGCTTCGAGCCGCCCGGGCCGCCGCCCATCTGCGCCGCGGCCAGCTTGGTGTTCGCCTCGTCGACGGCCTTCTGCAGGCGATCGATGTCGGCGTTGATGTTCTCCACCTTCAGCGCCTGCAGCGCGTCGGCGTTGCCCTTCTTGATGTCTTCCAGCTGCGCGGTGTGCTCCGACTTGAAGTCGGCGAACGCCTTGTTGAGGTTTTCGATGAGGGCCTTGATGCCCGGATCGGTGGCGCCTTCGGCACGCACGGCCTGGATGCCGCGCGCGATCGGCGAATGCTTGAGCAAGGTCATGGTTCAGCCTCGGATGTTGTTGATGAGGTTTTGCAGCAGAGCTGCGGTGTCGTCGCCAGCGCGCGGCATGGCGGGTTCGGCAGCGCTCGGCTTGCCGGTGAAAAGCGATTTCAGGGTGTCGCGCCGCTGGGAGCGGGAGTAGCCCGACCTGGCCATCGCGGCCTCGACCAGCGCAAGCGCCTTGCGGTCGCTCTTCGCGCTCGCATCTTCCTTGACCGAATCGCGATCGAGCATGCCATCCGCGAAACCGTCTTCGATGGCGCGCGCGGTGCCAATGAAGGTCTCCGCGTCCATCATCTTCTCGATGGCGGAGACCTTCAGGCCCGTGCGGTTCGCGTACAGGTTCGCCATCTCTGCATCGAACGGCGCCAAGAACTGCGCGGCCTCGGTGAAGTCGTGCCGGTTGCCGATGGCGACTGCCCAGGCGTTGTGGATCATCAGGAACGAGCCTTCGCCCATGCGGATCTCGTCGCCGGCCATGGCGATGATCGAACCTGCTGACGCCGCGAGTCCGAGGACGTTGACGTTCACCTGCGCGCGATGCTGGCGCAGCGCGTTGTAGATCGCGACGCCTTCGAAGAAGTCGCCGCCCGGCGAGTTGATGTTCACGGTGACGTCGCGCTGGCCGATGTTGCGCAGGGCCGCGGCGATCCGCTTGACCGTGATCCCTTCCCCATCCCAGGTCGCGCCGATCGGGCCGTACATCGAGATGGTTGCTTCGTCTTCGCTGGCCGCGCGAACCTCCGGCTTCCAGCGCTCCACGGCGTCCTGCCGCATGTCGAAGTTCAGTCCTTCGAAATGGGCATCGGCCCGGATCTCAGGCAGCTTTCGCAGGCTCATTGCTCGGTCCCTTCTGGGTCATCGGGTTGCGGAGTTCATTGGTGCCCGGCTGGCTGGATTCGGGGTAATCCATCAGGTCGCGAACCTCGTTCTGCGTGTGCCACGGCGCATGGCCGCCGGCGCCGAGCGCCTTGGCGAAGAATTCGGCCTGATCCTTCAGCGTTCCGCGCATCAGCGCGCGCACGTTGAACTTCGGCTGGTAGCGCTCGAGGTCGCGATCGGACAGCAGCGTGCGCGCCGCCGCCTGCTCCCAGTTCGTGAAGTGCTCGAGCATCGTGTACTGCAGGAAGAAGATACCCAGCTGCTCGATGCCGCTGCCCCAGCTGGTGTCGTCCATGAAAAGAAGCGGACGCGGCACACCGAAGAGGCGCGCGATCTCCTCGACCTGGGCGTTCCGCTGTTCAGCGTGCTGGGCATCGCGAGCGGTACTGCCAAACTTGTTTGCCTTGGCGCCTTCTTCGAGAAGCATCCACCGCTGGGCGCTGCGCGATCCGGCGAATTCCGTGTCGAGCGAACCGCGCATGCGGTTGTACGCGTTCTCGCTTAGCGCGTTGGGAGACTCGATCGCGCCGCCGGCCATGTTGCCGGTTTCGAAGATCCGGCTCGCGGCGCGCTCGGCATCCAGCGCCAGGCGGATCGCGCGATCGGCAAGCTTCATGCGCGAAAGGCTGGTGACGCCGTCGGTCGAGAGGTCGCGCAGGTGGAACACCTCCTCCTGCTTCAGTTCGACCACGCCGCGCTTCTTCGAGCTGTACCGATAGACCATGCGCCAGTCGTCGCCGAGTTCGGCGTCCATCGCCGTGCTTTCCAGCGGGATCAGATGGATAGGACGGCCGGCGGACCAAACGACGCGCGCGTACGCGTCGCCATGCCGCTGCTTCGACAACTCCATCTGCCGCTTGAATTCCAGCGGCGTCTGCCAGGAGTTCGGCTTCACCTTCAGCAGGCGGTGGACCGGGTGCTCGCTGGCGATCCGCTTCTCGGGACCGGACTCGATCAGGTTCAAAGGCAGCATGCCGACCGTCCCGCAGATCAGCGAAATGCAGCGCAGCACCGCCATGTTGCGGAGTTGAAACCCCGCGCCTTCGCCCGCCTGGCCACACCGGATGAACTCCAGCAGCTGCGGATCGTCCAGGCCGGCGAAGGTCTGGCTCCCGGCGCTGGCCTGGGGGCGCGCACGCGCTTCCCCGCTC